TTGTACTCCTCTTCATCTATATCCTGATAAGGAGCTTGTTTGTAGGTATGTTCACTAAAAGGTAGAAAGGATATGCCTGACACCTCGTCAAAGTTATCATACACCCACGCACCAACTCGCATCCATTCATGCTCCTTGACAGATATAGTTACAGATGGTTTATGCTCACACCAATGTCTTTGAAACAACAACCAATAGTCTAGTTGTTCTATGGCAGTCATCTCAGTTCTAGTGACAGCACCTGATGGCGATTTCATGGGAAAGCTAAACACAGTCGTGCTATCAGGTTTCATAACGTCAGGCTCTGCAGGAATACCTACATCTTTCATAAACTGTGTGAGAGGGTCTTTGTTGTCTCCTCGTACAGTTCTAACGTAATAATCACTATGCCTTGCATGAATACCACTTGCACTGTCAACTAACTGTGACACTGTTCCTGATGGCTTAATACAGGTTATGGCAGTTGACTGTGGTATACCTAAATCTTGAGCAATCTTTTTGTTAGTCTCTACTGCTACTGCTCTCAACATTTCTAAGTTAGATTCTAGGTTGCTATTGTCAGGTGCTACCACAGGACAGTCTAGTATACCTGTTAGTGATACACCTAATAATCTTTCTTCTTCTGTGTTATCTTTCCATACTTTTCTTAGATATTTAAATCTAGTGAGAGTAGATTGAAACGTACCAAGAATGGTAGCAAGTCTAACTTTATCTTTTAATTTTTCTATATCATCTGTTTCTCTGCAAACAACTTCAGTCAAGTTACAGAACTGATATGGTCTAAGTATAATTTCACTACATGGATTACAACCAAAATAGTGGTCAGCATTTCTTCTGCCATTCTCAAGTGCTTTTACTTTGGCAGCCTGTCTGTTAAATATGCCACGTTCTCCTGATTTAGATTCATATAATGATGTCCACTCTCTCATAAACGTACCCATCTCAGGCTTACCTTTGAATGCTACAGAGTTATTAGCTAGTGCTCTCTGTCCTTCATTCTCCCACCATTGCCCTGATTTAGCATGACGCATTTGGTCATCGCCTAAGTTAGACAAAGAGATAAGGGCAGAACGTCTGACACCACCAACAACAACAACTTCACCTATCTTGCACATGATATCATGGCACTCAATAGGAAACAAACGTCTGCCCTTTGCACCTGTAAACTTTTCTATGCAGAACTGAAATAACTCTTCAAGAGGAGCAGGTCCTGATGCCCTGCCACCAAATGTTTTTAGTCTTGCACCTGCAGGTCTGACCTGTGAGACATCCCATGTGGGTATTTGTCCAACATATAACATAGCAATGAGTTCTCTCAAGGCTTTCGCCCAACCTTGTCTGCTATCATCTACTTTGATTGTAGTTGTGCTTCTTTCAAAATGCTCATTTACCACAGGCAGTTTATCTACATTCTCTCTTTCAACAGAGAAGCCAACACCTGTGCCACACATAAGTATATACATACATTCATCAAAGCTACGTGGACTATCTACAGGTATATAACTACAGTTATACCCTGCAACATGACATCTGTCTAATGCCACCCCTGATGTCATCAATGCTCTCATGCTTGGCATAATACCTAGAGACATAATATTGTCTGACAACTTTTCTTTTAATGCTTTCGTAATAGTATAATTATGATTCTTTTGTAGATGGTCATCCATATAGTCAAAGTATCTATCCACAGTTTCTACCCATGTTTCTCTTCTTTGTTCATCTTCTTTCCATCTTGCATAACGAGATAATGCAATAAAATTTTGATAGTCTGTTGGTAAATAGTTTCTCATTTAGGTCTCCATTAATACTTTAACTTGTTTTACTTTAACTCCATCTATATCGTAAAACAACTCCATAACATATTCCTCAAAGTCTTCTCTTACATCTCCGTCAGAGGGAACAGGATATTCTTCTTCGTCAACATCCAATGTCAACATCATTTTTACTTTTATCATTTTCTACTACATCTATTAGTAATGTGAGATACCATTGTGCTTTCTTCAAATCTTCTGCACCATTCTTATACCTGTATCTCCAAAGGTATTTCATTATATTGCCTTGCAAATAGTATTCAAAGCCATCATCTGTCATAGCCTTGATTGCATCAATACATTCTATCCCTGCTTTATTGTAGTGTGGTGGATGATTAACCATGTCCTCTAACTCTCTGTTATCTGACTGTTCCATAGCTTGTTTTTCTTTCATCCTCATGTACTCCATATGCCTTAACATTATTTATCTTTCCTATCAAACGATACTACTATGACATTATCATGCTTGTCAATTATCTTTGGCTTTTCTTTTTTATAATGTGCCTCATCTTCTTGTCTTAAAAAATCCATAGCCTTTGCTCTTAGATTGTCATCCTTTTCCATCAAAGGGATACTGGCACATATCATTCTACAAAACTCTAGTACACCATAGTAATCCTCATCAAGCAGAGGATTATCTGTCGATGATATAACAGAAACATCAACCTCTCCTGTCCATCTACCACTAGGATTTAACATAGGCTTTACTTGTATAACAAAGTCTTCAGGGTTTATTTTATCTTTTATTGCCACTCTGCCTTCTATGTCTAATGTCTATTATGGCAGGGTGTTTCGTGTTACCTTTTTCTCTTATCCAACTAATAGGTATAATCTTGTCGTGATACAGAAAACCTTTTTCATCGCACCAATCAGCAAGAGTTGTATTACTACCTTTATATATTTTTGATTTACTGTTGCTAAAGACAAATCTAATATCTAAATCAGGGAATTGTTTTTTTACAGCTATTGCCCTAACTCTTTCTCTAGGAAGAAATCTGCCTTTAGCTTCTATAATTATTCCGTTTCTTAAAATAAAATCAGGGGTGTAGGAACGATACATTATCTCTTCCCACCTTATCTTTAGAGTTTCGTACTCAAACTTAGCTCGTCTTTTCTTTAACTCTTTTACAATACCATGCTCTAAAGTACCCCTGTATCCCTTTTCTAGTTGTGCTCTACCAAACACTATGTAATGTCTCTCCAATACCAATTAAAGTTATTGGCAGTTGACAGATAGCCAAGAGCTTTCATCTCTTCTTTGACTGCTTCATCTGCCATCTTCTTAGCTTCCATAGCATCTCTCAAACCTTTTGTTCTCATTTCACGATAGGCTTTCTTGGCTTCAGCTAATTGCTTCTCCATCTGCTCTATCTCATTCTTTAAGTCTTCTATTTTTTTATCCACTATTTTATACTCCATATTTTTTTGGCTTCTTTCTTCATGTCTTCTGACCATTCCCACTTATCAAAGTTAGGGTATTCAAAAGAAGCCAACTCATGCTTGTCATCACTAAGAGACAAGAATCTCTGTATAGTAAAAGCAATATCTTTTATTTGCTTTTTGTATTTAGTTAAACTACTAAGTGTAAATATTTTATGATTCTTAGAACTAGCAAAGAATAAATCTACACTTTTCTTTGGGTATGCCATAGAGTAGACTGCCATCTGTCTCTTCTGTGCTTCAGTAGGATTTGATGGCATTCTATTTGTAGTTTTTAAATCGACTATCTTATCTTTAAATAAAAAATCTACATATCCTATGACAGGTACAGGTAAGTCCTCGACTTCTACTTCAATCTTCTCTTGATACGTTTCAAGATTATCATACTTAAAGTTTTCATCAAGGACATTACCAAACCCTTTTAGAGCATCTTTCTCTTTCAATGTTCTCCCATCATTTAAATCAACACTTAATTCACAACATAAGGATATAAACTTAGAATCAAGTGCTTTAAAATCAAAGAAACCATTCTCGTACTTTTCAGCTAAAGCATACTCTTCTGCAATACCTCTTACTGCACCTGCACCACTAGAGGATTTGATGCCAAAAAGGTATCGCATCATCCACAAAGGTTTATCTGCCACGAAAGTATTCATACTACTAGGTGACAGATAATTAATATTATGGACTGCGAATGGATTGTTACTTTTCACTAGACTTCTTCTGTATCAACGTCAATAAATTCGTCAACAGTTTCCATGTCATCCTTATTTAACTCTTTCTTAGTTTTCATATCCCATTCATTATAAATATAAGTATTATAATTATCAATCCAAGCCATGAAATTAATAAAAGTATCTTGGTCTTCTTTAGACACTTCTACTGTATCTTGTAAATCAAGAGTGTAATTAGGTAAGTAAAAAGAATTACCATTAGGAAGTTTTCTTTCTTCTGTAGATAGTGCAATAGAGTGTTGCACAGGGAGTCTTTTAACTTGCGAGAACTTTTTAAATGGCTCTCCCATAGTTTTGAATGCATCTCTATTGTCTATCTCCCAAATGAAAGGTATAGCTTCCTTCTCAATCTTATTGCCTTTATCATCAACAGAACCAACCAAATCAACCATGCCAAATATAACACGAACTCTTTTGATTTGTCTGATAACATCCTGTGTTTCAACAGGCAATGCCTTAAAGTCTTTTATAAAACCTGAAGGCTTACCACAATTATAGTTACCTTGATTATCTTTTAAATCAATATTCAAGTTATCTGACATTATGGTCTTGTGATATATCCCCATAGGCTCTCCTGCCTTTGCTGACATATTCTTTACAAACCTTTTGTACATAAATCTTTGTATAAAAGGTCTAATCTTCGCTGAAGTAGCATATATAATTTGTTCATCAGGTATCTCTAGCTTATAAGTTCCACCCTCAACTACTTCAACATTAACTTTTTTACCATTAACTTCAGCAGTACCCATGATTGGGGTATGATTTATCCTAAATCTTGGTAATGTTTTAGGTTTATCATCAGAAGAAGCAGATTCTCCTGCCATTCCCATAGCTTTTGCCATGACTGCATAGTTATTAGTATCAATAGTTGTTATCTCATTGTTCATATAGATTATCTCCTTAGTAAAGTTGTATTGTTATATCACAAAACATCTTTGGTGTCAAGCCAATTATTACCTATTTTTGCCTCTAATAATAATGGCACATTAAAATCAATTTTAAATTGACTATCAATAATATTCTTCATACTACTGTTAATACTACTCAATATTTGTATAACATCTTGTTTTTCATCAGGATGTACATCTATAACTATTGAATCATGCACAGTATTAACAATACATGACTTTAATTTAGTAAGTTTTTTATCAATTTCAAGTAGTATAAGAGGAACAATATCAGCAGTAGCAAAACTTTGTACAGGATAGTTCTTTATCTGTGTAAAATGTGATACTCTACCATATGCTTTCCTCTCTACATCAGGGAAAGAGAATTGTCTACCTGATGGTATTGTTATTTTACCTGTACTTATAGCTTCTTTAGCCAATTTGGAGTGCCATAATGCAATCCCTTTGTACTTTTCTGTGAAGTGTTTATAATATGTAGCTTGAGCAGGTGTCCTGCCAAATCCTGTTGCTCCGTAGAGGGGTGCAAACGTGTGTGCTTTCGCTTCTTGGCGAGAAGTTTCTTCCCCTGCATCACTAATAACACTAGCAGTATAGCTATGCACATCAAATCCATCTTCTATCTCCTTCATTGCAGTTTCATCTTGTGATAGGAATGCTGATACTCTAAACTCAAGTTGGGCAAAGTCAGCTTCTAATATTTGTCCACCATCCCAACGTGATACAAATACTTTCTTAACAGGAAATGTACCACCTCTAGGCATATTCTGCATATTAGGGTCAGCACCACTAAATCTTCCTGTAGAAGTTCTGTGTTGTAGTAACCTGACATGAAGTTTGCCATCAGGTTTTATGTGTGTTGTTATGCCATCAACAAAGGATGACAGGTATGTTTCTAGTGCTGATAATCTCTGCAAGTCTTCTAAGAATTGTAAAGCATTAGTTAATTTATTTTTCTTAGCTATGTTCTGTAGTATAACTAAGTTTGTTTTATTGACAGTAAATCCATTTGAACTAACCCATTTAGCATTGGGTGGTGTAAACTTTAGTCCTGCTATTGCAGGGGTAGATTTGAAGTGATATCCATTAGAGTTGCAATCACTACAATTATTAGTATTAGCATAGGGTATACCATTCTTTCTAACCTTTCTTATTTTACCTGTACCAAGACAAGTTTGGCATCTTTGTGCTTTTGTTTTATAAACTATATCTGAATTGTTTTTAACAGTTTTCTTGTAATCCTTATCAGGCATATAAGGTGTAAAGGCATTTGCCCACATGACTTTATCTTTAGGCTTTCTGCTATAAATAACCCAAGACATCTGTTCAGGACTGCTTAAATTAATAGGTGTATCTCCCATTAGTTGTATAACTTGTTCTTTCAACCTGTTCTCAATGGCAATCTTCTCATTCTGAAACTCTGTCTTAACATTATCTAATGTATCAACATCAACTTTGAATCCTCTTTGATATATCTTTGCCAATGCTACTGCCACTTGGTTTGTTAGTATAACTGTATCCATCAATACTGCATCATCTATTTTGTTAAGTCTAATGTATTGTCTTTGACTTAATTGTTGTGTAGCTTCTAAGTCTGCTACAAGATACTCTGTTAATTCATCTCTAGGTATCTCGTCAGTAGCATAGCCTTTAGCAAAATAGTCTTTCAAAGTATCTTGCTTTTTAGTTGGCAGGTCATATCTTTCAGCACAATCTTTTAAATGTAAAGGTTGCTTGATACCTCTTTGTAAAATATATTCAGTAAGCATTGTACAGAAGATAGCACCATCATACTTAAATCCTGATTCCCACAACCACATTAAATCATAGACTATGTTATGTCCTATCAATATAGTTGCCCTGTCTAATACCTTTTGTATAGCATCAAAGGAATCTGCATCTCTATCTGTATTAAACAAGTGCATTGCACCATTATCTTCTAGGCAACCTACCATAACTAACTTATTGTCAGGCTCAAATGGGTCAAGATGTAACTTACCATCTCTCTTGGTTGTTGTGTTCTCTACATCAAGTGTTAGTTTCATTCGTACCTCGCAGTTAAGTAATCTAATTGAGAGATAACTTTACCATGCCAACCTGATAATTTATTCTTAACAACATTCAAATGCCTAGCAGGACCTTCTTCATCTTCATCAGGATTTTTAACTGCATCTTTAGCTATTAATAGCATTAAATCAGCTTCTGCAGCCTTGCCTGTTCTACTGCCTTCCATCATAGCCTGATTCAAATATATCTTGCCCTCTGCATCTGCTGACAGTTGTGACATATAAAATATAGCACAGTCGTGTAGCTTTGCTATCTGTCGAGCATGAATGGCATTAGCTTTCAATGCTTCATCTGTCCTAGCAAACCCACCTGACCTAGCAAACTTATCTCCCATGTCTAGTATAACTATATCAGGCTTATAAGACTTACAAACACTCTCAACCCATGCCATGTCACGACCTGATGCATCTTTAATAAATATATTTTTCTTAACTATCTCATATTTATCTCTAGCTTTATCAGGATTAGCTTTTATTTGATGCATTGTCATACCTGTAGCTGATGTTAGATATCTTGCACCAACTCTGTGTGCTGATTCTTCGTTACATAACACAACACACTTAGCACCTTGATGGGCAAAGCCACCTGTACTAGCAACTAATGATGCATGGAAAGATGTCTTACCTGTATTTGGTCTAGCACCTATTTCAATCAAATGTCCTGCAGAAACTCCCTCAACTTTTGTAGTTAATGCAGGAATATTAAATGTCCACT